TTATCGGACGCGTTCAACGAGGGGTGATTTCCAGGTGCCATCAATGAGCGAAGCCTGTGGCAGATAATAACGCAAAGCCAGCATAAACGGACCCTCGGGTGCAGGCAGCCAGTTGCTTTGTAGATCTGCTCCGGGCGACTCCGCTTGAATGTAGATCGTGACTCCGCCGTCGGCATCCTTTTTCAGCTCAGGCAGCATCGGCGAATTGATCAGATAGCGGTCGATCGCGTTGGCGACCAGAAACTGTTCCGGCAGCTTGTACATGGTAAGCGACCAGAACGCATTCACCGGTGGAAATTCGCCTCCTGCAAAGCGTAAGCGGTACTGGCCGGTAGAACCGTCCAGTCGCTGATTGTCAGAATCCTTTTCATAAAGCGGGTAAATTGCCTCTTCTTTGGAATTGGCGCCGATGCCGACCTGAGTGCCGACGGCGCGCCGTATATAATCATTTTCCAAGAACGATCGGGTGCCAAAAAGGTCGTCGACATTGCCGCCGAGGCTCTCTCGTCTCTCATCAATCTGTTTCTGACCATCCGCCATTCCGGCTTTCAACGCATCCTGCAGTTCTGGCGAAAGCTGTGCGAAATCGAACGGCTCGCCCGCCACGATACCAATCCGTTCAAAACGTTTTCGTAGGTCAGTTTCTGTGGGGTGCACCGGCTCCGCGAACTGAAGTGCAAATGCAAGAACGTTGAAAAACTCGGGTGACAGCTCTTGAGGCGATGGGTTAACAGGCTTCACCCAGTCAATAACAGGTGCCGCTGGTGGGGTGGGCGTCTGCAAAAATTCAGAAAGCGGACGAATCTGATACTTTTTCTGAATGGCAATGACATTGTCCAGATCGGCGGGATTGAAAAGCTGCGTGCGGCCCACAATGTTCACGAACGACGTTTCGGCCTTGAACACCCTCTCAATGCCATCTGGCATTTCCCCGTCCCAATCCGGTCCGGCAAACAGATAGTTGCCACCAGAATTTCCCGTTGCCCGAGTGCCCAGATAATCGAAATTGAATGTGTAAATATCCATCATCTGGAACACAAAATAGCGCTCTTTTTCGATAGCCGGCACCGTTAGAACGATTGGCTCTGCACGCAGATCCAGCCCGATAAAGGTATAGGGCGTGTCGGAGTTCGGGGTAACAAAGGCGGTGTCTTCAGGGGTGAAAACGCGTGCAATGTTCAGGAGTGAGTTGAACGGTCCCTTATATTGGGAATTGTTCCTGTCCACCGAGAAAGCGTACATTGTAGCGTAGCTAGTGACGATCGGCACACCGTAAACATAGGCATCACGAGCGATTTCCCGCGTTTCTTCAACTGTCGCATCAGGTTGCCCAGAATTGGCCTTCGGTGATGCCAGCAAACAGGCTGAAAGCATCATCAGAGTGAAAAGTGTGCTGCGAAATCTCACCGATTGCCCCCTTATGGTTCCACTGACGGCCACGCTTTGTGGCGTGTGGAAATTCATGACGACCCACGCATCTGTTCTTCGACAGGTCCCCGCAGGTTTGCTAAGAATTCAGTTCAGCCCCGCCGCACAATTTTTGGTGGTACCCAACGTCCGTCGCGGGCATCAGCCTTCGGCAGATATAGCCGCATAACAGCGTAGAATTTGCCGGCCGGAGCGGGAAGCCAGTTGGACTCTAGTTCGGGACCCGGGCTTTCATGCTGGAGATACAAGGTGATCCGGCCCGTATCATCCTTCTTCAAACCAGAAAGCATGGATGAATTTATCAGGTAACGATCCATCTCATTGGCAACCAGAAATTGGCTGGGTTGATCGTACATGGTTATTGACCAGAATGCGTCCACCGGTGGGAGCATGTTCGCATCAAAGGATAGACTGTATCTGTCGCGGGTTGCATCCAACAGAGTTCGATCGTCATTAAAGACGTACATGACATAGAGCGCTTCCTCCAGGCTGTTGCCATATATGCCACCCTGCGCGGCAGAGGCGCGGACCATATACTGTCCCTTCATCTGCTCAGGGGAACCGAATGCCTTTGAGGAATCCACAATCTGCGCGGCAGTGTTTCTGATCTCGTCATACGTCGTTACAGCGCCTGCTTTCATCTGCGAGACCGTGTCCGCAGGCAGTTTTTGAGGCGGCCAGTCTTCGCCGGCGACAACGCCCAAATTGGTCAGGATTTCCCGTTGCGCTTCATCGCCTTCATATGGCGGTGCAAACTGCAGGAGGAATGCGGCCAGTTGCCAGTAGTTTGACGCCATCAATTCTTCCGATATTGGTGGCCAGTCAACGGCTTTCGGCGCGGGCGGAGCTTCGGTCCCGGCATATTCGGACAGAAGCTGTGCCCTGTATCCCTCTTGTATTTTCTTGACCTCATTCAAATCGTCAGGAGAGAAAAGCTGCGTACGCACAATGCCAATACCGAGCTCGGTGGGCATTTCGATCACCCGTTTGATGCCCTGAGGAACAACACCGTCCCAGCCCGGGCCTGTGATGAGGAAATCGCCACCTTTATTGCCATCCAGCCGTGTACCCGGATAGTCGACATTGTTTGTATAGAGATCAACCAGCTGCAGGGAGTAATAGCGGTCATCTTCAATCGCCGGCATGGTAACCACCACTGGCTCGGCGCGCAGATCAAAAACGATGAAGGAGTATGGAGTATCGGAATTCGGCGTGATGATTGCCGTGTCCTCAGGCGTGTAGACCCTTGCAATGCTGACCAAGCTGTTGAGCGGGCCTTTATATTGGGCGCCACCCGGTTCCAGGGCATACTGATACATCGTCAGATAATTCTTCACCATCGGGTAGGTGTAGATGTATCCCTCACGGATTTGCGCCTGAATGTCCTGCTGCGCAAGAGCAGGCAAAACAGGCAGTACGACAGCAGTTACAGCCATCGACAAAAAACTGCGGCGTTTCATTCAACATCCTCCGCACGACACAACTACAGGTTCTAATGTACCTGATTATATGCTTTAGACATTAATCGAAAGATGTTTGATAGCTAGATTGAATTTCTCAGCTACGGCAACTCTGAGCGGCCGAAATGCGTTGTTAGGACGGGCCACAAAAAAAACCCAATAGCTAGAGTAATCAAGTTAGTGAATGAATTCATCGGGCACTCACCGCAATTTCTCTATGGGTCGGCTGGTAATGGCGCTTGATAGTGCAAATTCTGAGAGAGCACCTGCGCTATGACCGCTCGGGGCTTTTTGTTTGAAACGGCCGGACGTTCGAAGACCCGATGAGCTTTCTCGATGTGCTTCCCAGGTTGGATTTTCTGACAATTTACGTCATGATCGCTGTGATCGGCATCGCTCTCAGTGCGGTTTGGGGGGCTGTCTGCTGGCAGCATCGCAGCTTCATTTCAGCGCGCGTCTGGTTTGTCGGTTGCATAGCGCAGGCTGCCGGCGGTCTTTTGTTGCCGTTTCAAATCGGCAACCTTGCCGCCCCGGTCGCCTCACTTGCATTTGGCCTTATCGTGTTCGGGTTCTGGTTGCTTTGGTCCGGAGTGAGAGGCTTTTACGGTCGTGATCTGCGTATAAAGACTGCCGTTGGCGCAAGCGCACTTTGTTCACTTCTGACCGTAATTCTCTTCGACAACAAAGAGCATCTCGCAATTTTATATGCAGCCGGGCAAATCGTTCCGCAGGTTGCTCTGTTGCGGCTTTTTCTGAAAACAAGAGGCCGCTCAATCGGTGCACTTATCGGTTGTGCAGGTCTGTTCATCGGCCTCACCAGCCACGTCATCGTGGTGGTGATGAACATCGTTATTCTTGCAGGGTCAGGTCCGGTGCCCGATTGGTTTGCGCTTGCGGCTCTGACAATGGTCGGCGCTGTCATGTGTGGCCTTCTGCTTAATTTTGGCCTGGCAGTGATGACCATCGACCATTTGCGGGAAGAGCTGGCCATTCTGGCCAATACGGAATCGTTGACCGGCCTTTTGAACCGCCGGGGGTTTGAGGATAATGCCAAGGGCGCGCTGATGCTCGCTGCTGGTCCTGCATCTATGGTGTTGTGTGACCTCGACCACTTTAAATCTGTTAATGATCGCTTCGGTCATACGGCCGGAGACACGGTTCTGCGAGAGTTCAGCGAGATTTTGCGATCGCATCTGCGCTCTGTTGACATCTGCGGGCGTGTCGGCGGCGAAGAGTTTGCTATTTTGTTCCCAGGGTTGAGTTTGTCTGAAGCGCGAAAGCGCGTGGGTGATTTGCGCAAACGCCTGAACCAGACGGAGTTTAAATCCAGAGGTGAGGTTTTCTCAGTTACAGCCAGCTTTGGCATTTCTGAAAGACTGAAGGGTGAGCCTTACGAAGTGTTGTTCAGCCGCACAGACCGTCTTTTATATGCCGCGAAGGACAGCGGGCGAGACCGGATTTTCAGCGGTATAGCTGGATTGTCGCAAACCGTGAATGGCCCAGAGGATGAGATTCGAACCCACGATACCGTCACCAGTTTGCTCCCTTAATAGGGGGAGAAGATCGTTATTTCTCAGGATCACCGCGCTTCATTCTGCCCATTCTCGAAAATCCCACCCGAAATTCACGGCATGAAATGCAAATGCCGGGGTTCCAAGTTTGGTGCATCTCTGCCACTCGCGAGATTCCATTCTCCTTCACCTTATGGAATTTGCAAATCCTTGGTTTGAGCGTGGAACCAAGTTGCCTAAGTGTGGCGACAGACGTGAGGCGCTATCAGACCTGCATCCAAGCCGGCTGCCGTTACTGCTAAACCAAACGGCTTAGCTCTATGGCCAGTGCCTTCGCTTTGCCTCGAAAAGCCCGGGCCATCGACGCCTATTGTTGGCAAAGTTGACATGACGGTGATTACGCGCGGAGCAACCATTTCGGCATGCTCTCCTGGCGGGAGGGAACTGGCGCAGATTACGATCTGCAAATTGCTGAAGATTTGCTGCCCAACTGGTTCAGCTCTCCGGTGGATATACGACGGACCAAATATGCTTATGCGCATATCGGCCAGCTGCACAGCGATCAGGGTCGCAAATCTGGCCTGATGTACGTAGCGCTACATGAGACGTCAGCCGCGCCAGATGCTTACGCCGCAGGCCGAGGTTGGTTATCGGGCAGATCCGCAACGGTGATTCCATACAGCATGGGTGCAGGAGAGGATTATCGCTCAACCCTGCAGCCAGAAATGTTGCTGCGAATGATAACGTGAAGGCTGCCTGATCGGGGTGCCAAGCCCCATCCTGTCTACCCGGCCTGGCGATTGCGAGCGTCTTCCATCTTCTGCTTGAACGCTTCGGTTTTGCGTTTCTTCTCCATCTTGCGATAGAGCCACATGCCATCTGCTTGACGTCCGCAGCTTGGGCAGAAATGGGCGCGAGACGTTTGGCTCATCAAAAACCATGGAATTAGCCAGAGCCCGAATGTGAAAACTGTTAGCAATAAATGGAGTATGTGGTTGGGGGTGTTGCGTTCCGCGAGAACAATCTTGTCCTCATGCCTGCAATACATTTGCTCTTTTCTAACGCCCACTGAATGCTCCTACAATTATTGGCAGGAAAGAAACATCATATAGATGAATTGTCTAGTGGTCGCGTGCTTATGAGTGCCAATGATATGAAATTTAAACATTCATAAGAATGTGAGGTTTAAATTGAAAGGATGTATGGTTGTCGCGTTGGTACTTAGGCAGACGAAATCACGGTCTTCGGCTTTAAAACTGGCGCGCATGTTAGCTACCGCCCGTCGTGTGAGGAGACGGACACATCCGGGTTCTATTTCCGCAGTGAACCTCCTAGGCCTCACCCAGCCTTCACTACCTATGTTCTATGGGCGCACGACGCCACGGCAGTGACAATTATGAGTGTCAAAGACTAATCTCATTGGACAAAGCGAAGGCTTTCCAAGCGCTTCCAGGAAAGCGCCCAATTAAATTTAAATGGGCGCTGTTTTTAGCTTTTACAAATTTCCCCACCTCAGTGCGCATGTTCCTGCAAATTCTGCTTCGCTCGGCACTCTTAATACAGAGGTAGTGGTGGGGGAAAGCCTGCTTAAAGGCCTGAAATGGCGGAGAGGATGGGATTCGAACCCACGATACCGTCACCGGTATACTCCCTTAGCAGGGGAGAGAAAATCCCTATTTCTCAGGCTCTCAGGGCCTCATTCCCCCAATTCTCCCCCAGTTCTCGAAAATCCCATCCAGAATTCAACGCGTCCAATGCAAGGGACGGTGTGCCAAGCTTGGTGTATCGCTGCCACTCTCCCGACTTCCAGCCGCCTTCATCTTGCAACCTTCGAACATCCTTGGTCTGAGCGTAAAACCATGTCGCCCAGGTGTGACGGCAGACGTGCGGGGTTATCGTGTTCTCGTCCAGCCCCGCATCCTTCACAGCCTGTGCAAATGGTTTGGCTATCTGACCACCACCAGCATTTCGCATTGAAAAACCCATCCCATCGTGACGCCTGAAAAGAGGCCCATCCACACCGACTGTGGGCAGCGTGGATAGCGCGGCGATAACGCGGGGAATTAACGAAATCCTGCGCTCCTCGCCATTCTTTGTGTTTCGAAGAATTGCGTACTTGTGGTCGAGTGATACGTCACGAGAATCCAGAGAAAGTGCTTCACCGGTTCGGCAGCCCTGACCGAAGAGCATTGTCACGAGCGCAGGAAGAAAAGCGTTCGCGTTTTTGCTGATCGAAATAATGATGGCATCGGCTTGAGCTGGGGTAGTAAACACTGTTCTTTTCCTATCGCCAGTTGGAGATTTGATGCGAGGGGCGACACATAGGTCATCCTCTGCGGCGCAGTTCAGAATGGCCTTCACAGGCGTGTATAATTGCCGTCGGATTGTCGCTGGTGACCTACCGGGGTAGAGCGCATTTGCTGCTCGGCGCATTTCTGCGTTCGTCACTTCCGATACCAGTTTGTCAGCAAAATGCCGTCGAACAGGTTTCAGAAAACGCGCGTTCGGATGTTGCCTCTCATACAGATCCAGCGCCTGAATGAACGTTAACTCGGCTTGTTGATCATACGTATCGGCGCATAACTCCGCGATGATGCCGGGGAGCGAGGCTTTAGCGTCGGCAAGCTTTTCGCATTTTGTGCTGATTTCAACCCTGCGACCGCCGACCGTGCCGCGGGCATACCAGTACGGGCTTTTCGGACGTTTTTTAAGTTCGAGCATTTTGGCTCCATTATTCTGTCGAGGTCTTCCGGAAGAAAAAACATCTCTCTCCCAACCTCTCTGTACGCCCCGATCTCCCTTGCTTTTCGCCTCAAAGCGCGCTCGGAAATACGGACACCCGCCATCAACAGCTTTTCCACAGCAGCGGCAGGAGAAATTACGCGTTCAAGCTGCGCGCTCATGCTCACCCTCCTTTCCCTCGCATTGCCAGTGCGATCACCGAAGCCGCATGCCCAATGCACAAAATCAACATAACTGTTCCGGCAAACGTCCAGAACGATGAGAAGATGAATTCAAGGATGGTCATCGTTTGGCCTCCACGTCACGCCAAGTCGGCATTGCCCTTTGAAGCCGCGATCTATGTGGCTCAGGGCAAACTGCCCATCCAATGCGCGATATGAGCTTGAACAGTTTCCAGCGGATTGCGGTCATTCCCCGTCCTCCTGCTTGCGCAGGGCAGCTATGGCGACCTGACGTATTCGCTCATAGTTTGCCTGACCGGGGCCGCTTCCCAGATTGCCTTCAGCAATATTTCGCAGGGCAATCCTTATCCGTTCAGCATCGACCGGGGCGGGGTGTCCAAAGTCCTTGAGCGCAAAATCACGTTCTGCCTCTTTGGCAACATCAAAGGCTTTGAGTAGCCATTGCGGTTCGGGATGCCAATCAGTGGAACCGAACCAAACGGTTATCGGCACGATGGAGCGGGCGTCTGTTTCGCCGCGCCAGTTGGTATAAGTCAGCGTCACCGCCTGCCCGGTATCGGCTGCGGGCTCCGCATCCATCTTCGGGTCACTCCAACCAAAATCGTAATCAAGCGCTCCCATAATAGAGTGACACCGCGCTTCCCAAGACCTGTGTGTCTCGGACATGGCCTGCACAGCATTTTCGATACGGTCTTTCAGAGTAGCTTCATTGTCGGTATCGGCAGCGGGCTCATCGCTATCAGCGTGGGATCGAATGCGTTCGGCGATCTGAATTGATGCCGTTTCCAGAAGACCGGAATAGTCGCCCCAATCCTCGAATGTTAATGCCACCTTTGCCGCTTCCTCGAAAGCATCACGGCGGGCAGTCGATAGGGCGTTCAGAACAGTGCGGATATCCTCGCGGTCCTCAAACGTCGTGGCATGGAAGAAGGACGGATTGCGCAGTAGTAACACCACCCGCTCAACGGCTTGTTTCAGTTCAACCGTCATTGTGATTTCCTCGCGACGTGCCGAGCCTTGCGCGCAGCCTTGGACTTGTCCCGGCGCTTGCGTTTGGCTGTCTTCATAGGTTTTGGGGTGTCTCGGATGGTTTGGTGCTGGCTAAACCGACCAGTGGCATGCGGTTTGAGCCCCAGAGCCATAAAGACGGCTAAATCTACGTCTTCCTCTATCCTCAGAGGTTCATCCGTCATGGTCGGTTCCTTTCAGAAGGGCGCGGGCTTTTAAAAATCTGTTGGCATCAACGTGGTTTCCGGGCGGATTACCGCTGATCAATGCTAGCTCTGCGGCTTCTGCAAATGGATGAAGCCCCGCCTCCAACTCTGCATTGCGGGCTTCCAGTGCTTCAATGCGGTCGGCTGCTTCGATGCGCGTGTCATATGTTGGATCAGCCACCCAATCCCCAAAATCGCGCCGCAGCCGCTGTTTCAGGTCATCACTCACCGCCAATGGCTTTGTGTCTGTGGTCATGCGACGTTCCTTTCCAGAAGCTCGGCTTCCTTGCACATCCGGACCCAATCGCCCCATTGCTCTGCAATTGCCTCGGCATGCCCAGGCGTGAATTTGGATCGCGCCATGCGTCGTTCCTCCGGGTCTGCGGTGGGTGCCATCTGATGAACTTCGTCGCGTGCCGTGGAACCATCCAATGTCCCCGTGGGGCCCAGCTTCGGTAGGCCACCTTTAAGCCGCCAAGCTGTTGCTTTTTTCACGTTGTCCGGGCCGTTTTCATCGTGGCCAAACCACCAAGGTTGGACGATCTGATCAGGCTTGCCGATCATGAGCTGCGCATATCCCAGCATCACCGGGTTTTCCCATGCGGCAAAGCGTACAGGGCAGTTCTGCATGTGATGCCAGAACGCCCATGCATGCCGACCCATCTCAAGCCAGCGATCCTCGTTCAGGCCACCGTTCTTGCTCATGTTCAGGTACAGATGCTTTGCGCCGGAATTGGCCAAGAATGTGCATGTGCGATGGAAGATGGCCAAATCCCAGCCATCGCCCTCTATGTCAGACCAGTCGCCCTGATGATGAGGACCGCCGACCTTTGATGGCGAGAAATCACACGACACAGCGTAGTGTCCTCGCGCGATAAATGCATCGCGCACAACGCCGTTGTGCTCACCGCCAATAAGAACGCGCAGCCCCGTCATTTGCAGCCACATGCAGGCTTGGCTTTCGCCTTCCGCACCTTCTTTTTCGCAGGGGCTTTCTTGACGGCAACCGGCTTCAATGACGCTTCGTAAGCGGCCAGCTCCTGATAACGCCCAGCCCGCGCAAGATCGCAGCGGACACCTTTGAGCATCAACGTGGCGTGTGCTTCCCGGATACTGCATTGTGTGTAGAGCAAGGCTCTATCATTTCCGATGGAAATAATATTTCGGACCACCTGTCCTGACTTGTAACCCGCAGTAGGAAGTGCAAATCCGACTGCACCAAAGGGCGTTCCGAGCGATACCGCATTCGTGTCGCCATTGCCGCTGATGGACGGCGCGACAACCGTGACGTTTTTCGACGTGACATTGACGCCTCCGTTGTTGGCCGATGCGGCAGCATTGCCTCCGGTCGCATTGGCTGTCGCATTCTGCTGCTGGGTCTGTCCTTGGGTTTGAGCCTGCGCCTGGTGCTGTGACTGCTGGTTCGTGCTGAACCATTTCTGCACCAGTGTTTGCTTGGGCTGCTCGACAGGTTTGGATGGTGTCTCTGCCAGAGCAGGGGATGCCAGCACGATGCCGGTAAGGATGATCGCGAGCTTCATGACCGGCCCTCAGCTTTTGCGATGGCGGCAAGCATCTGCTCTTGCAGCCCGTCGAATTGCGAATATTGGGTGCCGGAAAAATCCATGACGCTATCAATGCGCTTGAGGACTTCCAGCAGATCAGGCGCTGCGGCAATCAGCTGGGCGTTTGCAACAGCTTCTCTCTGGCTTGTTGCATTATCCCACTCGTATGGCCATTGCCCGCCTGTCCGTACGACTGTTTTGTCGGTTTCGTTGACGGCGGATATTGACAAAGGCCAGCCAGTCCATTGACCGCCACTATCGTCAATGAACACGGACCAAGGTCCAGGCGTGTGCTTTGCCTGTGTCATGGCTTTGCTCCTGTTCGAGCTGGACGGTTGTTGAAGCCAGCCAGACCGCAGAGAAATGCGACGGCGGCGAATTCGAGCGGGATGAAAAGGAGGCATGCGGTAATCATGGTTGCGTCTCCCTTGATGTCTTCACGTAGCGGCCACGGCCCCAGTCAAATTTGAAGCCTTCCGGCTTGCTGAGGGCAGATTTCTTGTCTGTTTGGAACCCGTCGAATTTCGCTTCGAGGCGCTTGGCGCGGGCAATGTCGGCAACGTCTTTCTTCGTTTTGGGCGCATGGCAGCAGGCTTGACCAAGCAGCTTGCCGTCGTCCGGCTTGAGCGGCTTGCTCTTGTCTCTATGCATGGCATCCGGAATCGTGTGGTCGATCTGGTACGGTTTCTTTTTGAGCACGAGGCCACAGCCTTCGCAGACGACAAAGCCGTCGGCATTCCTTGCTCGATCCACGATCTTGGCCCGAACTTCTCTGGTGAACTCGCGGCGGGTCATTGCTTCACCGCCAGTTCGCGGCATGACCGGCGAAGATCCTGTTCCCATCCGCTCCAGAATATCGCTGCGCGTAGATCCTCGTGCGTGTGCGCTTGGATAATGCTGTGCAAGATGCCGCGATGAGGTGATGTCCGGGGCAGGGCGTCACGACGATGCTTGATGGCCGTAATCATCGTGCGCGCTCCTGATCTTCGCTGAAGATCACGCCTTGCTCTGAGAACACCCGATAGATGCCTTCAATGTAAGCCGTCTTCTGCGCTGTGTTCATGAGGCGCGTTACCGGAAAATCGATAGGTTCTGCCATCATCTCAAGCTTGCGCTCGTAGGGCATTGGTTTGATCAAGCGGTCGTATTTTTCGGCGAACAGTTCGCTTCCTGCCCGCAGGATCGGCACGCCGATTGTCAGCTTGCAGAGAGCACGCACTTCCTCATGGGTTTGATCCGTCTGAGCGGCTATCTCGTTGAGCAATCGGCGCTGAAGCCTGTTCTGCTCAACGCTGCGGCGCTTGCCTTTGACGACCTCGGCTGTGAATGGCAGCGGTCGGCTGGCAATGAGCGCGGTTAGAGCATCGCGCTGGATTTCGTTGGTTATAACTCGTGTGGTCATCACCCGGCCTCCAGCGTGCTTGCCTTGGGCAGGGATTTCCTCAGGTCACGAGCCGTGTTCAGAACACGGTTACGGCTCACCTCATCGAGGTCTTCGATCTCAGATTTTTGCTTCATCCACCATTTCTCGAGTGCCAATTGATCCGGCGAGATTTTCATCGCCTCAATCATGGTGTCGGCAATTACAGCATTGCGGTCATTGACCCGGGCCGTGGGTTTTGGCCGCTGCTGATTACGGTCGATAGCGCTCTCCGCATCATCATCCAGCGGTGGCAGTCCTAGGGCGGCCATCAGGGAATAGCGCAGGCCGTAGGTCATCGCTGATCCCGCACCCTGTGGATCACGCTTGGACATTGGCACATGCATGGTGGACTGCATCCACTCACCGCTTTCGGCGTGCGTCAGGCGTGTCGTTACCTCAATGCAGCCATCGACCACGATGCCAGGTGCTTGATTGAAGACTATGCCGTTTTCCTGAAGGTGTGGGCGCGCAGCCTCCACCACGGCCTCAAGCGAGGCATAGCTGTTCTTAAAATGCGGGTTTTTGCTGTCTTTATGGACGCCCTCGACTTTGCCTTGAAAGGCCAGCAGGGAAGTCATCAGTTTATTGATTGTTGGGCTTGTGACGATGCTCATCAGACAACACTCCGATGCTCATGCACTTCGACACCAGGAATGGAGCGCGTCCCCGCATCCACCTTGCGCTGGGCCAAAGTGCGGAAAAACTGCGACAGTTCTTCGTGATGGTTTTTCCAGCAGAAGCGGGCGAACTCCGTCATATCGACAACTTCAGCGACATAGCTGGTACGCAGAGATGTGGCGCGGCTTCCACCCTTGGCCTGGGCCTTGTCGTTCGCGGCTCGACGCGCAGCGGTTTCCGCCTGCTGTGCATCACGCAGGAGGCGTTCGGCTTCCTCACGTTGTGCCAGATCAGCTTCACGGCTGGCGCGAATAGCTGCCTCAGCTTCTTCGCGCTTTCGATCAGCCACAATGCGCGCAACCTCAGCGATGGCCCGCTTTTCATCATCCAGCTTCTTCAGATATGGAGCGAGCGCCTTTTTGCAGGCGTCTAGAGCCATCGGGCCTTTGCCGGTGACGCTTTTCGTCTCGCCGATCAGCTCATTGTAACGAGCCTGAATTTTGCTCTTGGCATCATCCAGCGGCTTCACTTCTTCCTTGCGACGGTTATCCGCTGCCTTGATGGCTTTGCGGATTTCGTCCATGAGCTTTGACACCTGCTCAGCAACGGCATGCTCAACGATGTCGTCGCCGTCCAGCCAGTGCTTGGCTTCCTCGTACAGCGCTTCAATCTCGTCACGGGAAATCTCAAAAGGTGTTGCCTCTGGAGGATTGTTGTGATGCCGCATATCAATGGCTTCCGACATGACGGGCCTCCATTTCATCCATGAATTGCTTGATGAGTTGACGCGCTCTGGCATGGCCGTGTTCTGCAATCAGGTCGGCTATCGCAGCACGAGCGGTAAACTCGGTGTATCCGGCGTAATCAGGAGCGACGATTGTCGGCTCTGGCATGATGGTGCTGGCTCGATGCGTCATTCCGCAGCCTCCAGCAGATCGTAGCCGAGGCGCATGTCACGCTCTTGGTCTGGGTCTTCCCAGTTGCGGGCTTCCTCTTGAAGCTTGTCCATGATCCAGTCGGACGTGGCAGGCTTCAGGCAGTGCTCCCAGAGACAGTCATCCAAGTGGTGCTCAAGATTGACCGAATGGCCGTTGCGGGCGTTCTCGATCCTTTGCAGTGAAACAACCCGTTGCTTGCCGGATGCCTTGCTCGTTTCAATGAAGGCTTCTCCAATGTCGAAGTTGCCTGCTTCCTCGAGGTAGAATGTCACCGTCGCATTGAAATAGGCGTCGATTTCATAGCCATTGAGGATGATAGGGATATCCTCGACATACAGCTCAACATGGGGTTGATTTATCCAAGAGGGGATCATTTCTGCACCTCTGCGTAGGATGAATTGAAGGATTGACGGGACTCCAGGACGTAATCGCTGCCGAGCTGTGCGAAGACGTATCCCGCACCTATGAACAGAGCGATTGTCAGGAGTTCCAAGATTGGTTTTGCGTATTCGCGGATCATGGCTTGACCTCGCGAGCTGCAATCATGGCGTCAGCTACGCGGTAGGCTGCGCCTGCCGCCTCTGCCGGATAGTGCTGAAGTCCGAGTGATTTGCTATTGCCCAGAAAACCACTCAAAGCCTGACCCGCGAACTGATCGCGCAATGACCCGACGCTTTGCAGGCGGTGGACGATCTCAGCATTCATGCTGCGGCCATTACGCTCTGCTGCTGATCTGATTTCCTCGCGCAGTCCGTCTGGTAGGCGTATTTGAAAGCGCTCTGCCTTTTCACTTGGATATTGTTCACGAGCCATCACATCGCCCTCCAGTAAGCAGCAATGATCTCGCCAATGGGAGAGATTGCAGTGAGGTAGGAAAGGGTGGCTGTCAGGATGGAAGCCATGATCAGGCTGGGATGATTGGCTGTGCGGCTCATGACCGGCCCTCCGCTTTTGCGATGGCGGCGCGGGCTTCGTCGGCCACAATCTGAAACGCAGCCAGCCTGTCTTTTCCTGGCTCCATGCTCGCCGCATGAGCCAACCTTATTGCCACGGTCAGCAGATCAGGAGCTGCGGCGATCAGGGGGGAATTCTCAATATTGCATTCCGCAATCAGAGCCTTATCGCCTCCATATTTCCCATCTCCGAGAGGGACTTTTGCTGATATGGCGGCATCCCAGCAGCAGCCGTGCTCAACCATTTCTCCAATAATTATCCATGGCCCGGGCGTGTGCTTCACCTCAGACATCGTAGAGCCCCATTAAAACGAGGATCATGATAAGCGCGATGTAGACGGCGTATTTCACCGCCTGAATGATGCCATCAACGCGCCGGTTATTGTCGGCTTGCGAGGGGCCTATGATCTTCATGGGCTGCATGGGTCATCTCCTGTGTTGGAGACATACAATCACTGCTTGCATAAAAGTGCAAGCGAAACTTGCATAAAAAATGAAGATGGCAGACTCGACTCTCGCCGCTGACGAATCAATAATGAGAACATAAAGGGAACGGAGCAGGGCAGATATGACGGGATACAGCCCGCCAGTGTGGCATTTAAAGGCTTTGGCAGTGGAGTGCAGTGATTGTGGTCGAGAGAAGTGGCTGAATACTCACGATCTCGAAAGGGTGTGCAGGCGTCAGAGCGGGCCGATGCGAGATTTTGTCGCAAAGCTGCGGTGCCAAGCCTGCAAAAGCGAGGGCAAGCCGGGAGACGCTGTATCAGTTCAAGGGGTTTTTCGAGATGCTCGAGAAATCAAAAGCCGAGAAGCTCTTTCGCTGGGATTACGCGGTATACGCGATCTATGTCGGCGAGCTTAAATTCAACCTCCTTTGCGGGGTTGAATTGCCGACAGATCAGAAGCCCGGACTGACGACCAATAAGCCGCTTGATGAAACCTTTGCCGTTTTCATGTTCCGCTTCGGGCTTCAATTTTATCACGATGTCATCGCCGGGGATTGGCTCCCGCCCACCGCAATAGATTAAGTCGCCCGGCTCGAAGCGCGGCTCCATGCTGGTTCCTAGAACATGCAGGGCAAAAACGTCTTTGACGTGGGCAATACCGACAGGCCTCCTTACGTAGTCCACAACATCGCTGTAGGTCGTAAAGTCTGAATCGCCACCGCCATAGCTGACGCCCTGAACGGGAACGTCCTTCGGGCCTCGATCTGGCATTGGTGCAGGATCTGTGACCTGCTGAACCTCGTTCAAGGCTTGCTCTATGTCAACGAAACGCAATTCGCCAGAGAGGGCGGAAACAGGGTCTATTCCAAGAAAACCAGCCAACTTGCGTAAGTTGGTCATGCTTATTTCGTTGTCGCCGCGTTCCCACTGGCCCACGGCCTGGTAAGTCACAGCGAGGGTTGCCGCAACTTCCTTCTGGGTCTTCTTGCGCTGCTTCCTAGCAGTCCGGATCACATTTCCGAGCGTTCTGTTCATACTGTTGTAGTGCGATGCAAGTTGATCGCCGTCCACAAAAGACTGGCTTGCATTATTAAGCAAGTCATGCTTGTATTGGGCATGAGCGATAAAAACTCCATGTTATCGGCCTTGCAGGCCGCAATTGTCAGCGCTGGAGGGGCGGTGTCTCTCGGAGCGCGGCTTGGCATAACTTATCAGGCTGTGAGCCAGTGGAAGGTGTGCCCGCCTCTTCGCGTTCTGGATGTCGAGAGGGCCAGTGGCGTTTCTCGCCACGATCTTAGGCCAGACCTTTATCCTCGTCGCAGCCGTCATCGTGCTCGCCGCCCTCTATCTGAAGGCGCGCCAGCATGAGCACGTTCCAGCCCCTTCGCTCCAGAGATCAGGTCATCAAGTACCTTGAGCAGAACCCGGAAGTTGTCCGGGACGCTCATGCACGGATGGAGCATCGCCCGCGCAACCCCATGACCATGACCGCCCGCATGCGTGATCTGCTGGCATTCATCCGCGACTACATCAACGAGCATGGCATTGCGCCTTCGTGTGAGGAAATGGTCGAGGCAATTGGCCTTCGGTCGAAAAGCGGCGCGCATCGATTGATGGTGGCGTTGGAAGAGCGCGGCCATATCGAAAGATCGTTTTCCCGTGCTCGCTGCATTCGGATCATCAACCCTGAGTATCAGCCGGCTCAACATGCGGCACCTTCGAGGTTCGCATGACACCCTCTGTCGCCCTTCGCCTTTGCCGAGATATGGGACGAGCGCCTTTCGTGATCATCACCAAAGAAGGCTTTCCCATCGCTCATATCCCGCGTCCAGCCAAGGATGGATTGTCGCTGGTTAAGGCTGCGCGACTTCTGCGTGTGGAGGATGCGCGATGAGGTTTTTGATTGCCACCGTTTCTGGCGGCACTTTTGGCTATTTTGGTCAGCTCATCGCCAGAAATACACTGGAGAGTTTTGACCCGGCGTCGCTGGTGGTCGGCATGCTTATTGGGGCGGTCTGCGTAGTCATCGGCATAGTTATGGATGCTATCTGAATGACTAGCTTTCCTCTCCCTCCATCGCTTGGCGATCAGCGCATTGGCGATCAAGCCAGCGATATAGGTTTCAAATTCCGATCCGTCGCCCTTGCCGGGGCTGTTCGGATCATGGGCAGCGCGCTTGCCGGCGCAGCAGCCCTCAGTGCCCGTGTTCGGCGGGTCTTTGCAGTTTTCAAGAAGGTTTCCGTCAGCGGCTCTCTCCATGTCGATCAATTTGACATTGGAGCCACCCATGAACGCGGAATTTTCACCCAAGATCTTGGAATTTTCACCCAGGAATACGGAAATGTCTGACACGACAGCAGCGCACTTGATGGATGAAGTGATTGGCGAACGCGGTATCCGCGAGCCGGTTAAATCCATGCTTGAGCGCGCCTATCGTTCCCTTTCCAAGGTTAACCCCAAATGGACCCGACGCCGCGTGCGGGCGATCTGGGACAATGAGGCGAGCCGCATCGAGTACCGCGAGATCGTGGAGATGCAGGCAGTCATTACCGCGAGGAAACAACATGCCGACTTTCGCGCAGAAACCGCGCGGCTGGCGGCGATGCATATCAATCAATCGGCGGATCGGCTGGGCGCTATTGCTCAGGACGAGAGCTGCCGATCTGGCGGAATGGATCGCCCCTGAGCTTCGCTCAGAAACGCCGGACGAACAACGCATCAAGGAGACGAACGACAATGGCAACGAACGGTATTGAGGAAAACGACCGCACTCAGCTTCGCTCGTTCGTTGAGCGGATAGAGCGGCTGGATCAAGAGAAGAAGACAATCGCGGATGACATCAAGGACGTTTACGCCGAGGCCAAGGGCAACGGGTTTGACACTAAGGTTCTGCGCAAGATCATCGCACTGCGCAAGCAGGACACCAATGAGCGCCAAGAGCAAGAAGCAATCCTAGACCTGTATATGCAGGAACTCGGAATGCAGCCGAGGTTGCTATGACCTCAATCATTTCCGAAACCGATTTCCGTGCAATGACAGGCAAGCCGCGGCGGTCGAAATACGGCAACGTACGTGTCGAACACAACGGCATCAAGTTCGATAGCAAGGCTGAGTACAACTACTTTCTGAAGCTGGAGAGGCGAGAAGAAAAAGGCGAGGTGTCCAACATCCGCCACCAGGTGCCGTTCGTCCTCAAGGGCGAGAACGGCCAGATCGTTGCTGTCTACAACGCTGATTTCGTTTTCTACGACAGCGTTACGGGCCGTGAGCGCGTTGTCGATGTGAAGGGCAACAAAGGCGGCAAAGGCACAATCACGCCTGTGTTCCGCCTCAAGGCAAAGCTTATGCAGGACAACCACGGCATTACGGTCGAGGTCGTGTCATGAGCATCGCTGCCGCTATCCGTCGAATGATTGCCGCTGGCTTAACGATAGAGCATGCGCTCGTAGCGGCGGAAGCTATTGAGGCGGAACTTCCCAAACAGAGATCGGCGGGAGCAATTCGGCAAGAGCGCTACAGGCGTAACAAAGCGTCACAAGTGACGGAAAGTGACGCTTGTGACGGTAGTGACGCTCCCCCTCCTTCCCCCTCTCTTTCCCCCCAGACCCCCCAAACACACCCCCATCCACCCGCGAGAGATATACCCGCGCGTAAGGGGGCCTCTCGCAGCCAATCCGAACAAGAGTTCGAGCAGTTCTGGGCAGCGTATCCTCGGAAGGTCGGCAGGGGCCAAGCGGAGAAGGCATTCGCCAAAGCCCGGAAGGATTTCGAATTCCAGGCCATTCTTCACGGTGCTCAGCGATACGCCGAAGAGCGCCGTCTCGAAGACCAAACATTCACTCGCCATCCAGCGACTTGGCTGAACGGAAAAGGCTGGCAGGACGAACCAGCTCCGAAGCCTCAGACAGGACAACGCCATGAACAACGTAACTCGCATTCCTCAAGGCCAAGTCTCAACGCCAGTGTCCGGGAAGGTGTCCGCAGCGCGCTTGCTGGACGACGCTTTCGAGAGCCTGTCCAGCCGAACAATCATGGCAGTGGGGCCGACTGGCCAGACGATGAGCATTCCAGTGGCATGGCCTCACGGTCGTTCACCCTCGAACGACGAGAAGACGGAACTTATGCGGATAGTGAACAGCATTCATACCGCCATGCAAACTCCCGCCACTGAGGATGAGCTTGAGGATAATATCGACCTGCTGATTTCCGGACGTGCGTCATCAGGCAAGGTCGAAGGCGGCAGCAGGGGCAGGGTGTATGCGCTGGTTTTGGCTGATGTGCCGGGCGCAATTCTCAAAGCGGCGGTGACGAACATTCTTCGCGGCAAGGCGGAAGGCATTAAGGCCGAATTTCTGCCGACCACTGACGTGATGCTCGAATATTGCGAACGCTTGCAGCGCAACGTGATGGCCAAGGCCGTCATGGTCGAGCGGATGCTCAACCTTCCAGAGCTACCAGCGCCGGAAGAACGCGAAGGTGACTTTCAGGCCATGCGTGAGAAGATCTCGAAGCTGGCACAGACGGTGAGGGTGGCATGATGGACGGCGGCTATCATCCTCAACGCATTCTCTACGACTACCGACAGCCCCGATCCTCAGTGATCTTGCGCGAATGCACCAAGAGCTTTGCCAGAGAGCAGGTAAACCGTGGCGTCCATCCGAAAGGGTCAATCTGGGTTCCTGGTAACTGCGAGGGATCGCATGCCCGGCCTGAAATGGGCGATCTGTTCGGCCCAGATCCCGCATGGAAACCAGCCACGCCGCTGAACGCAGTTCCCGACGATCATATTCCATACCAGACACGGTGAATCCCAATGGACAACACATCACCCGTAACTCACCCCGCACCCCATGACGGCAAGCAATATTCAATCCCGCATGTGGTTCGCAGTCTGACCGTAATCCATCCAGGCGGCGATGGCAGCAAATCAGTCCTCATCAGCCTTCCAAAGCTACAGTGTCAGAAGGATTGGCAGTGATGATTGCGTCACACGATCTATCTGGCTTTACTCCTGAGCAACTGGCATCTGCACCTCGTATCTGGGCAGGGCGACCCGGCTTTCAAACACGCGTGTTCGATCCTGACTGGATAGCGCAGCGCAGGGCTGAGATTGACTGGCAGAAGGCCAAGGCTGCTGCTGAAGCCGCAGCGGCCGCAAAGGCTGGCGAAGCTATACCTGAATTCATTGGCGAGTTCGATTTCGATGCCGCTCTTGCCAAGTATCATTCGAGAAGCGGCCCGGCGCGCAGACAACAGGTGTTGCGCCAGCTCCTGGCGATTTATCCCCGCTTTACGAGAGCTGATATCGTTGGCCATCGCCGCAGCGTAGATCTCGTGTCTGCCCGCCATCACATCATGTACGAGATGAGGCGCCGCTGCGATTGCAGCCTGCCAGCTATCGGCCAGATCATGGACCGGGATCACACAACACTCATCCACGCAATCAGGAGATGGCCCGAAAAGGCCAAACGTCTTGGCATCCCATGCATACCTCTGGAGGGAGAGTGATGCAGGTCACCTACTATCCGAGGTGGTTTCGGCGGAAAATCAAGCGTGAGCATCTTTGGCAGGTGCAGGCTGGCAGATGCTTCTACTGCGATTGCGAAATGGCCAAATCTCAAAAGAAACGGAAACCGAATACGGCAACCTTTGACCACATTGTTCCGAAGTCCGCCGGCGGGAAGCATGAAGCAGGCAATATTCTTCTTGCTTGCTACGAGTGCAACAGCGCCAAAGCCGACATGCCCGCATCCGAATTTCTGAAGCTGCGACTTGGAGGCGGTGATGCCCACCAGCCCCAGCAGCACCCACGAACAATGACAAGCCTGGAGGGCAGACTATGAGTTCATTCGCCGCAAAGCGCCGGGCCCGTCAGGCAAAGCGGGCAGGGAGGAAAGCCAAGGAGGGTGAGCGCCACGAATGTGGCAAGCTCGTCCAGCCGCCCAAGCAGGAGACACAGAAGCAGCGCATGGCCACCGTTGTAGCCCAGCGGGTGAAACACCTTGGTGTGTCAGACGAAGTTGCAAAACAGCAAAGCTCTGGCAATGCGATCGAGTACCTTGGCCAGATGAAGCTGATCGACGGCGGGCTCAACAAAAACCAGGTGCATGCTGCTGAGCGAATTGAGGAAGCAAAGGCCGCTTACGATGCCGCAATCCTTCTGCCCCGTCAGAGATCATCCAGCGATTACGATGGTCCGCGCGGTGCCGGTAGCAGTGTCATCACTGATGAATACGAGAAGCAGGCCAAGCGCTCAATTGAGACATGGGCCATGATGCGCAGGGCAATCCTCGAAAGCGGCCCATTGGGCATGATGGCAGTAGAGGCAATAATCTTTGAGAACAAGCTGGCGTACAAGCTGCTGGGTGATCTTCGCCTTGCTTTGAACCAAGTACACCATGCGTTTAATGCTCCAGCGCCACGAAGATTTTCCGAGATGGCTTGACACGCATGCCGTAGGCATGTAATTTCCGTAATGCATTGGTCGGAATTGTGTAAAAGCGGTTCCGGCCATTTTTGATTCAGAGATCATGGCAGCCGAGTATGGTGGTGAACATCTATCGTCTATGAGGGCATAGCGGGGTTAAATCGCGATGGCCTGAGACGGTGATCTACGGATTGGGCTCAAATCCCTAACTGCCATGCCCACAATCTCGACATCGTGTGGCTGAGTTATTGAAAACCAGCCCAACGTCTCGATTTGATGCGCATGTAGTTTAATCTCGTGGGCGATGGAATTACTTTTTTCTACGGAATAGCACCAACCTTTGATTGTTTGACGCGCACAAGAATTTACCTCCCTACGAGCGCTTTCCGTAAAAGGTTGCTCGGGAAAAATGATCAATTGATCTCGCGTGTTGATAGAGGTGCTTAACAAAATAGCATTGTACTTCATATCTTATCCTTGCGTAAGTCTTACATATAGATATGAGTATACGGTTGATTTTAAAGAGCCCCGTCATTGCAGGAATAAAGTATTCTGTGGATTGCGATGTCAAAAAACAGGCGCAGCGAAGTGCCTACCCGTTAGATTAATCCTAAGCCTACTTTGTAACTGCTTCTCGTATGCCATGAAGCATTGCCAGCGTCATATCCGAGAGATCACGTCTCCCATTCTCCATTGCCATGTGCAGAGCATCAGAGAACTGCCCCGGCCTCAATGAGCCATTGTCTTCAAGACATCGAACGAGTGCTAGCAGGGCAATATGATGCGCCGTCATATGGGCGTCTAACACTTCGCCGTCAGGTGAGAGCTTGCCAGTCATATTGAACACCTCACGTCTTTTTGTATAACTCGCGGGAGCTTCTGAGTCCCGACCGTACTTCAGTTTGCGGAAAGGCCCGGGCATCGTCTATGACCGGCTCGTCCCAAGGCTCCAGATTATGGAACAGCGCCCGGCAGGCAAGAGCAATGTGCAGCGGTATGATAACAGGATCGCCGTTGTCGCGCCGTGTGCCGCGTTCGTAGTTCTCGATTGTCGGCTTCGATACGCCAAGGGCTTGTGCAGCAGTTGCTTGCGTCAGGCCCATTTGTTTACGCCAGTCCTTGAAACTCTCAGGGGTCATGATAATATCTCCAACATAAGGGGGTGAGACTGTATCCTCTTCGGTCGGGACCAGCATTTGCGCTGGCCCCTTGGGAGTTACTTCCAGATCAGTGTCAGGCGCCAACCGAACAATCTGATCCGAAGTACCACTTTCCGAAGCTTCACATGTCTCACCCCCTTTCGTTTGCGTTAGGCCTGATCGCCTCCCGCCTCATTGTTGTATCGTACTATGTACGAATATGCAATGGGTATTTGCGCAATTTTACCGATTTTTGTACGAATTATTCCCCGTCGCGCTTCGGTTCGGCGGGGTTTCTGTATGGAGAATCCAATGGCTCTCGACGGTAAGCGAGGCCGCTTCGTCGAAGAGTATCTGGTCGATCTCAACGCGACACGGGCAGCTATCAGGGCAGGGTATAGCGCCCGCAGCGCAGAAGTCACCGGCCACCGGCTGCTAAGGGATGCTAAGATCGCGGACGCAATCTCGAATGCCCAAAGGGATCGGTCGAGGCGGACGGAGCTGACCGTTGATCGCGTCCTTTTAGAACTGGGCCGCATTGGCCTGTCCGATATCCGGGGCGCGTTCACGGACAAGGGCAGCCTTTTGCCGCCAGAAGAATGGACGGATGATTTCGCCGCGTCTGTCGCGGCTGTAGAGGTGATTTCGCGCAATACCAATGAGAAGGATGAGGACGGTCGCACCGTCATCGAGCATGTTCACAAAGTCAGGCTCTGGGACAAAAACAGCGCACTTGAGAAGATCGGCAAACACCTCGCTATGTTCATCGATCGGCACGAGCACACGGGCAAGGGCGGAGGGCCGCTATTCCCGCCGACCATCGCATTCGTGAAAGATGAGGATTAGCCTTTCAGGTCCGCAGCATGACTTCGTGTCTGCGCCGGAGCAGTTCCCTGCCATGGTCGCTGGCTTCGGGGCGGGGAAAAGCCACGCAGCCATCATGCGGGCCATTGCAAAGAAACTCTGCTACCCGAAGCAGAATGTCGCCTACTACCTGCCAACCTATAGGTTGGTCGCGGATATGGCCTTCCCGCGTTTTGCTGAGGCCCTCTCGGAACTGAGTATCCCGTTTACGATCAATAAGACGGACGCGGACGTGATAATTGGTCCTGGCGGGGCGTGGGGCAAGATCATCCTCCGCACGATGGATACGCCGGAAAGGATCGTCGCCTACGAGGTGGCAGACAGTATCGTCGACGAACTCGACACGCTTCCTAAGGACAAGGCGGCGGATGTTTGGCGCCGGGTCATGTCGCGAAATCGACAGAAGAAGCCGGACGGGTCTCCGAACACGATCGGGGTGGCGACCACTCCGGAAGGGTTTCGGTTCGTTCACTGGAGATGGGTGGAGCAAGCTCAACCAGGCTATCGGATTATTCAGGCCCCGACCTATTCGAACAAGCACTTGCCGGCGGACTACGTCGATAATATCCGCAACGATTATCCGCCACAGTTGATCGACGCTTACATCGAGGGACGGTTCGTTAATCTGACGTCTGGCTCGGTCTACAGCAGCTTCGACCGGACGCGTTGCAATAGCGACGAGACAATCCGTGAATACGAACCGCTTTTCATCGGACAGGATTTCAACGTTGGCGCCATGTCGAGTGCCGTAATCGTCCGCCGTCCTGATGGCTGGCACGCCGTTGATGAAGTGGTTGGCATTCTTGATACGCCAGCGCTCATATCGACGCTGGCAAGCCGTTATGGCGGTCATAAGCTATATCTCTACCCCGATGCCTCGGGCGGGAGCCGGAAGACGGTCAACGCCAGCGTTTCGGACATTGCTTTGTTACAGAAGGCCGGAATTTCGGTTCGAGCCCCTGCCAAGAACCCGCCGGTCAAAGATCGCATCCTGGCATTGAACGGTGCGTTCGAGCGGGCTGAATTAAGAGTTAACGCCAAGCGGTGCCCGACTATCGCAGCAGGTCTCGAGCAGCAGGCATTTGACAAGAACGGGGAGCCGGATAAGTCGAGCGGCTACGATCACATGAACGACGCACTCGGATACTTTGTCCATTACGAGATGCCGATCCGCAAGCCGATCGCCGCCGTGCCGGTCAGGTTCACATACTGAGGGCGCGATGCCAGTCAATTCTACACACCCGCAGTACGACGCCGCTAGGGATACCTGGCGCAGGAACCGCGATGCGGTTGCAGGGCAAGAAGCAATAAAGGCTGGCGGCGAGCTTTACCTTCCGCGGCCTAATGCGGCGGACGCAAGCGATGAGAACCGTGCTCGCTACGATCGCTATCTCGAACGCGCACTTTGGTATGCGTCACCGGAGCGCACGAAAAACAGCCTAATCGGCGCCGTTTTCCGCAAGGGTCCCGAGAAGCAGGAGCTTGTTCCGCAGATAGAATATCTGGCGGAGGATGCCGACGGGGCCGGGGTGTCCCTAGAGCAGCTGGCAAAGCACGTCGTCGGCGAGCAGTTGGAAGTGGGACGCATCGGCATACTGGTGGATTATCCCGCTGCGGAAGAAGGATTGTCGGAAGAGCAGGTGCGTCGTCGGAATCTTCGGGCTACGCTAGCGCTTTACGACACTGAGAGCATTATCAATTGGCGGGTGGCAAAGGTCGGTGGCCGGCTCGTTCTCACGCTCGTCGTGCTCAAGGAGCTGCAGCAGACCGAAGACGATGGATATGCTGTCGAGACCGAGGAAGTTTATCGTGTCCTGAAGTTGGAAGATGGCCACTATGTGCAGCGTCTCTTCAACAGCAAGGAAGAGCAGATCGGCGAGGATATCGAACCTCGCAATGCAGCCGGGCAAAGGTGGACGGAAATTCCGTTTGTCGTCATCGGGTCGGAGAACAACCGGGCTGATGTTGATCGCGCCCCACTGACACACCTTTGCAACCACGCCGTTGCCTACTGGCAGACTAGCGCGGACCACCGGGAGAACCTATACACCCACGGCCAGCTTACACTGGGCATCGCGTCCGACCTTTCGGTCGAGGACTGGGCTTCAGCAAATCCAAAAGGTGTTCAGGTCGGAGCGCCGGTAGGAATTTTTCTTGGTTCCGGCGGGTCGTTTCACACTGCATCGGCACCAGAAAGCACTAGCCTTTCGAAAGCTCTTGAAGACCTCCGTGCTGAGATGGCCGAGTTGGGCGCGCAAATCATCACGAAGGGCGGTCAGGCCCAGACGGCTGAGGCGGCGCGCATCGATGCATCAGCGGAATCGTCGGTGTTATCTAATCTTGTCGGAAACGCGTCGGAGGGTCTGGAGCAAGCATTAGAATGGGCGGCTGAGTTCATGGGCGGCGATCCCACGGCCGTACTCTTTACGCTCAATCAGGAATTTTTCGACGAGGCTCTGGATCCGCAGACCCGCACAGTCATGCTCCAAGAGCTGGATCGCGGTCTTATCGCGAAAAAAGACTATCGTGCCTCGCTTCGCAAAGCCGACCATATTGACGCTCTTCGGAGCGATGAGGAGATCGACCAGGACGTAGAGGGGCAGGGCCCGGCGCTGGGGATGATGGCAGATGGCGCTGAATGACGAGATCCTTGATCGGATCATAGCACACCAGATCTGGACGCAGCGCTATTCGACAGCGACGGTTCGCAAGGTCATTGCCCTCCTAAACCGGGCTGACAAGCGCATCGTTGATCGGCTTGCGACCCAGATGCTATCGGAACTGAGCGTCGAGCGGAGTAACAAACTGCTGGACGCTATACGGACCATCGTTGCTGGCGCATATGGTGTAGCAATCGAGGGGCTCACTTCGGAGCTATCTAGCTTTGGAGCTTACGAGACGGGTTTCCAGAACAACCTGCTCCGGCAGGCTCTTCCTGATACGTTTGAAACAGTTCGACCTAGCGCGTCTCAGGTTGTGGCGGCCACAAAGGCGAGGCCATTCCAGGGGCGCCTGCTAAGGGAATGGGGCAAGGATCTTCAGGACAGCGCTTTCAAGCGTGTTCGCGACACGATCCGTATGGGCATGGTCGAGGGACGGACGACAGACCAGATCGTTCGCGACATCCGCGGGACGAAGGCTCGGAACTACGAGGACGGCATTCTTCAGCGCAATCGCAGGGAGATGGAAAGCGTCGTCCGCACGGCAGTCAACCACACGGCAAACGTGGCGCGTGAGGAAACTTACAAAGCGAACGCCGATATTATTAAAGGCGTGCGCTGGGTGGCAACGCTGGACAGCAGAACCACAACGATCTGTGCCTCCCGGGATGGAAAGGTTTACCCAGTCGACAACGGGCCGAGACCGCCGGCGCACTTCGGGTGCAGATCGACGACAGCGCCCGTGACGAAGTCCTGGAGAGAGATGGGCTTCGACGTCGATGATCTGCCTGCGGGAACGCGAGCGAGCATGAACGGTCAGGCGCCAGCAGACCTGACCTACAACGAATGGCTGCGAAAGCAGTCGGTCGAAACACAGGAGGAAGTTCTCGGAGTGACCAAGGCACGCCTCTTCCGGCGGGGCAACATGCCCATCGATCGTTTTGTTGACAAGACCGGTGCCGAGTATACTCTTGATGATCTTAGGCAGCGTGACGCTGCGGCATTTGTGAGAGCAGGACTATAGCCAGGTTCAAGGTCATCGAGGGCGGCGAGAAGCCAAAACCCTTTCGGGCGCGCAAAAAGGGCGAGCCGGAGATGCTGGTGTGTACCTGCGGCTCGTCAACTTCGATCGAGGTGAAGATCGGCCGAATGCTGGTAGACGGCAAAGTGCAGGGCGGAACGAAGCAAATCCTATGCTTTCACTGCCAGCGAGTTGTTTTTTAATTTTCTGTATTGTTGCAAGGGAAGCTTTCTTGCATTGCGAATATCATAATCATAGCAATTGGATCAGAGTGTTTTGGTTCATTCCTAACAATATATCCATCCAGTAGCGAAATTGCGTCCCTTCCAGTTATGATTTTGTTTCCTGCAATACAATATGTGGGCCTTCCGCCGATGTGTAACGTAACTGCTCTCGACCAAGAAATACCTTCATGTATTCCCGATATAAAAATTTTTGCCTCATTCGTTTCCTTGTTTTCTTTATACCACTGAACATCGATTGCAAATCCTGGTTGTGCAGGTGAGGGACCAATAAGATACAGATTGGTCAGCAGTATCAAACTAAGAATTCGGAACATCTATACCTCCAGCCGCTTCCGGGCGGCTTTTTCATGCGGCAGGGCCGCACCAACCTATCAGGGATAGGAAATCATGCCACTGAAACTCGTATTAGACAGCCTCGACGGGCTGGATGACACCACGCGTGCCCTATACTCGGAAAAGGACGGCAAGTTCCGCCTTGATGTTGAGGGCGTAGAAGACACCGAGGGGCTGAAGCGAAAGAACGCCGAACTCCTCGCCGAGACGAAGAGCGAGCGCGAAAAGCGCCAGGCTCTCGAGCGTCAGCACGAGGAAGCCGAGCAGGCCCGGCAGCGTGAGGCCGGTGAGTTCAAAACGCTCTACGAGAAGTCGCAGACTGATTTGGAGAAAGAGCGAAACGACAACCGCACCTTCCGGCAGACCATCCAGGATCGCGATCGTGAGGCTGCAGCGGCATCGCTGGCCTCCGAGCTCACTCGCGACACTGCGCGCGCCGCTCTCCTGAAGAAAGAGGCGCTGGCCTTCGCGGAGTTCACAGATCAGGGTGTTCAGTTCAAAATCGGCGGCATCCAGCAGGATAAAGCCAAGGTGCTTGAGCACTTGAAGACGCAGTACCCGTTCCTCGTGGACGGCAATCAATCCAACGGTGGTGGGGCCAACGGTGGGAGCGGCGGGGCCGCAGGAAAGAAACTCTCAGATCTCAACGACGAGGAGCGTCTGAAGCTCGCTCGTGAAGACCCCGCAGCCTTCCGCAAATTGCGTGAAGCCAGCCTTTAAGGAACGGATATGCCGTACACCACTCTTGGCGACCTGTTCGCCCGTGACCGCGTCACAACCTATGAAGTGCTCCAGTCCTACATGGACGCCGACCCTGTAACGGTAACGCCGTTCTTCGAGTCGGGGATTTTGACGTCGAACCCGCTTCTTGCCGAGGCTGCCGCCTCCGGCACGGGTATTGTCGAGATGCCCTACTGGCTCGGCATCGATAGCTCGATCGAGCCGAACTATTCGAACGACGTTTATGAAGATGTGGCCGTTCCCCGTTCGATCGGCACCGGCTACCTGCGTGGCCGCAATGCCTATCTGAACGAGGGCTTCGGGACCATGTCGCTGGTCAATGAAATTCGTGGCCGCGATCCGCTTGCGCGTGTAGCCTCCCGCCTTGACCAGTTCTGGCGTGAGCAGGCTGAGCGGCGTCTCGTCGCCACAATGCGCGGTATTTTTCTTGCGTCCGAGGCAGACGATCTGGGCTTCGTAGCAACAGGCGCTGTCGGGCTCGAAGGCATCATCGACGCAACGATGACGATGGGCGACAACTTCGGCGCCATCGCTGGCTACGTCATGCACTCTGCAGATTTCGCTACGTTTGCCAAAGCCGATCTGACCGAGGTTCGCCGCAATCGCGAGACGAACCTCCTGGAGCGCACGATCAATGGCCTGCCTGTGATCGTGAACGACCAGGCCATGGTGATCGGCACTGGTCCGACGGCTCGTCGCGTTATTGGCGCGCTGGGTACGGGTGCATTCGGCTACGGATCTGCTCTTCCGGCTGTTCCGCTTGAGTATGAGCGTGAGGCTGCGCGCGGCAATGGTGGCGGTGCTGAAACGCTGTGGACCCGTCGGAACATGATTGTTCACCCGATCGGCTTCGACTTCACGTCCGACAGCATCACCGGAAACGGCACGGAAGGTCGCCCGCGCTCTGCTGGCTGGACTGACCTAACCAATCCGGTGAATTGGGAACTGGCCGAGGGTGTCGAGCGCAAGAAGGTGCCCATCGCCTTCCTCGCTGCCGCCGCTTAACCCTTCACGTAATTGGAGACTAATACAATGGCTAATCATTCCCCGAACCGCGACAACTACGTCGCCAAGAAGACTTGGGACGAGGCGATGAGCGGAGAGGCTGCCAAGCCTGCCGAGGATGCCAACACCCCTGAGCCAACGAAGAATGAGGCTCGCAAGAATGGTGGTGGTGCCAAAGCGCAGCCCTCCCGTGGGCTCGCAAGCGCTTCGAACTGATTAACGAAGCGGGGTTCCGGCCCCGCTTCTATCCCATCGGAGGCCGTAATGCTTTCTTTCACTGATCCTGCCGCCACCGTCGAAGAGGCGGACGCCTACGCTTCCCCGCGCCGCTGGACGGACTGGGAAGCCGCAGCTAGTGAGGACAAGGCAGCTGCAATCCTTCGCGCACAAACGTTCGTTGCTGCGACCTACAATGGCCGATGGATGGCGGATTGGGAGAACGCGGAGGCGCCTGAGAACGTCAAGTTTGCCATAGTGGAAGCTGCGCGACGTGAGTTGCAGGCTCCAGGGTCCTTGGCGCCAGACGTGAATCCGAGCGGCGTCATCAAACGCCAAAGCAAGGCTGTCGGGCCATTGAAGACTGACATTGAATACGCTGACGGCAAGGGTGCTCGTCCGTCTGTGCCGATGGTTGGCTATCTTCTTGCTGGTCTTGTTGGCGGGATGGGTGGCGGTAATTTTCGGGTAGTACGGTCGTGAGCCAGATCTTCGACTATTCACAATCGCAGCAGGATGCCGATGAACTCATTCGCGAGTTTGGGCAGGTGGGCGCGATCCGAGTGCTGGAGGAACGCTCTGACTGGGACGATTTCCCAGCCTCGGTAACCGATCACGCTTGTAGTCTAGTCGTGCTACCGATCGATTTGCAAAGCACCGGATATGACGTCGCTGGAACGCTGATAAAGTCTGGAGACGTGCAAATCCTAGTGTCGGTTGTCGGTCTCACCGTGACGCCCTCCACAGTCAACAGCGTTGTTACGGCAAATGGCGTGTTCAACATTGTTCGCGTCAACACGCTTTCTCCATCCGGAATGCCAGTTCTGCACGACATTGTGGGGCGACGCTGATGGTCGGGTTTGCTGATCAGGTTGCTCAATGGTCCGACAACACCCGAACTAAGGTTGAGATCGCAGTCCGCAAGATTTCCCTAGATGTTTTTTCTGCCGTCATATTGATGTCACCGGTTGATACCGGGAGATTCCGGGGAAATTGGCAGGTAGCCATAGGGAATATCCCTAGCGGCACGATCCAGATTGACGACAAGGACGGAACGGCCAGTATTGGTAGGGTGCAGGCTGCGACGCTCGGCTTAGAGGCTGGGCAGATCATCTACTTGGTCAATAACCTGCCGTACGCCCAGCGCCTTGAATATGGATACTCTCAGCAGGCTCCTGGTGGGATGGTTCGGCTCACGGCTCAGCGGTTCCGGCCCATCGTTGAAGCAGTTGCCCGCAGTATTAATGGTGGGTGAGATGGCTTTAGACTTGAACATCCACACCGCGCTCGAGAGGCATCTTCGCTCCTATGCCGAGCCAAAATTAATACGCGTAGCCCGGCAGGGCTATGCCTTCACGCCTCCCGTCGAGGAGGGTTATGACGAGACTTGGAACCCCATCGAGGTTTCAGCCAGTTATCTACGCACCTCGTTTTTGCCAAACCGCAATGAACGCCTGCTCATCCAGGACCCGACGCATCGTCGTCTCGGAATTTATCAGATCGACGTCGTTGATGTGGTTGGCCGGGGCATATCGTCCGCATTGCGCCTGGCAGGCGAAGTAGCCGATCATTTCGGCATGGACACGTTGCTGACTGCTGGCGTTGTCACGGTTCGCATCACAGCGGCCCCATCACTCGCACCGCCTATCATCGATGCGGCGAGCATGAGCATTCCGGTTTCGGTGTTTTACGAGACCTTGATCTAACGGAGAAAAACTATGGCACAGAAATACCCCGTTGCCGGCTGCAAGTTCTACATCAGCACCACGGCGTTTACTCTTCCTGAAGGCGATGTCGTCGCCGCTGACTTCACGGCACTGACCTTCGTCGAGATTGGCGGCTGGGAAACAATGGGGTCGGTCGGTGATACGGCAGAACTCATAACCACGCAGCTCATCAACGAGGGCCGCGACGCGAAGCTCAAAGGCACGCGCAACGCCGGTTCCATGGAAAATACCTTCGCGGTAATCCCGACCAATGCCGGCCAGTTGGCCCTAATCGCGGCCGAAGCGTCGAGCGACAACTACGCTTTCCGCATTGAGATGAACGATGCCCCGGCCACGGGCGCCAGCCCAACGAACGGCATGCGCTACTTCGCCGGCATCGTCATGGGTGCTGCGGAGCAGGGTGGATCTGCGAACACGGTTCGGATGCTCTCCGCAACCGTCGAAGTCAACACAAACATCGTGACGGTTCCGCCGTCCGCTACGTGAGGCCCATCGCTATGGAAGACAACAAGTCGAAACCGGCCAAGGAGGTCGAACTTACGACCTCCTACGGTGTGCCCATTGGCGTCACAGTAACCTTCAAGACTCAAACCGAAAAGGTTGAGCGCGAGAAAGGCGAGACTGAAGGCCAGCACAAGCTGCGTACCATCGCCAAGAACATATCCGGCTGGACTACGCTTTACGTCGATGGCGAGAAAGTCACTTTCAGCCAGGAGCGGGCGGTCGCGCTAATGCAACGCTATCCGCATTTTGCGAAACAACTAGGGAAAGCATGATGGATCTCTCAAGCCTACAGCGCGATAGCGCCAAGGTTGAAGCTGGCGAGTGGGTCGGCGACATACCAGGGTTTGGCGAAGCGCGGTTGCGTGTTCGCGGCCTCGAAAGTACGGCCTTTGCTGCAACGCGTGCCCGTAAAGAGCGCGCCGTTCCGCGCAATCAGCGTGAGCGTGATGGAACGCTAAAGTCGGACGCCGCGCGTCGGATATTCGGTGAGGCTCTTGCCGATGTCATTTTGCTTGATTGGGACGGCATCACGGAAGGCGGCAAGACGGTGCCTTACGACGCCGAGCGGGCTGCTTTACTGCTGACCAATCCTGACTTCAGCCCGTTCGCCGATGCGGTTGTCTGGGCGGCAAGTTTTGTCGACCGCGCCCGCGTGGCGGATGCTGCAGAGGTGGGAAACGGCTTGCCGAAGTCGTCAAAAGGGCGCTGAAGGGCGACGACCTTGTCCTCCCTGGCGATTTGTTCCCGGGGACTCTCGAATGGCTTCACGCTTTCTGGGAGTTGGGAACGGATCGCCAGATTGGAATGACAACTGGGCCGATTCCCGCCGCGTCCATAGAACGGTGGTCTTTCGGCATGGGCGATGATGACGCAGAGTGCTTCCGTGTTGCCATCCGCTGCATGGATCGGGAATATCTTGCATTTGCAGCCTTGCCAGAGGATCAGCGCCCGCAAGCCAAGAATCGAGATATGACCCCGGAGCTATTCGATGCTCTGTTCGCTTAGGATTTCACTCAAGTATCTTGAACGGGTCCATATCACCGGGAGGCGATCCTGTCCCAGCGTCGAAAGAGACTTGGTAATCCCCTTGTGGGACCGAGTACGGAGCGCATCGTCGGACGGCTCTCACTGCTGCTTCCACGCTGGCTCGCCATGCGGGGTTTCCCGTGTCTCCGGATGCATTGCCGAAATCGATGATCTGACCGTCCGCCGCTAGGCGGACAGTGATCTCGACATCAGCACTCGTCCGCGGGGGAGCCCAGCATCGTTCTGCTTGCTTCTGAACTGTTTGCCCTTGGGCGAGAGCCGTCGTTGGCACCGCCAACAACACGACCGTCAGCATCATTTTCATCCGGGGATCCTTCTCATGGTCGATATTGCTACTCTTGGCATAGCCGTCGAAAGCAAGCAGGTCGATAGCGCGACGACATCCCTAGGAAAATTTACCGGCTCGGCAGGTGCCGCCGAACGTGCCGTGACGAAGATGGGCAAGGAGTCGAGTAGCGCCGGGCGCGCTGCCGCCGCCGCTAATGACAATGCTGCTCGATCCGCCAACAAAGCCGCAGTGGCTTATGCTGGATGGGAAAGGGCTGCCGCCAATGTCGGTCGTGTGCTTGGGGCCATTGTTGGGGCACTCGCCACGGGTGCGCTTGTACGGTACGCCGACGCGTGGTCGGACATGCAGTCCCAAGTCGGCGCCGCGACCCGCGACATGGAAGCCGCACCGGCGATGATGCAGCGGCTCGTTGACATCGCAAACGCATCATACTCCCCGCTGCAGCAAACTGTAGAAACGTATTCCCGAAACGTCTCGGTACTGCGTGATATGGGAGGCACGGCCAAAGACGCTGCTGACTTCACTGAAAGCATGAATAACGCTCTTGTGCTGACCGCTACGCGCGGCGAGCGTGCCGCATCGGTTCAAAATGCACTTTCGAAGGCTATGGCGGTTGGCAAGCTCCAGGCCGATGGTCTGGAAACCGTGCTGGCAAACGGTGGAGCGGTTGCGGAGGCCCTGGCTGATGAACTCGGCACGACTGTCAACGGCTTGCGCGCCATGGCCACCGCCGGTAGGATCACGGGCGACGTCATCGCGAACGCTCTCATCAAACGAACCGAAGAGTTTCGCGCCCGTGCGGCAGAAATGCCCGCCACGGTGGCGGATGCTTTTGTCCGCATCCAAACGAACCTGACAGCGTTCGTCGGTCAGATGGACCAAGCGACTGGTGCTTCAGGATTTCTCGCGGAAAAGCTTATCTGGGTTGCCGACAACATCGACACGATTGCGAAGGTTGCAGCGGTGGCCGGCGTTGCTCTCACGGTGGCATTTGCCCCGGCAATATTTGCCACCATAATCACAGGTCTTAATGCCGCAACCGCTGCCGCCGTGGCGTTCTCTCTCGCCATCAGCGCCAATCCCATCGGTGCGACCACGGTAGCACTTGCTGCGGCCACGGCGGCGGTGATGTTTTTCGGTGATGAGGTCGCAATCAGCGCCGACGGGACTGTGACACTGAGGGATTACGCCGTTGCCGCGTTCACTTCCATCGGCGACGCGGTTCGTTCCTTAGGTGAGTGGTTTGGCACCGTCTTCGGTGGCCTTGAAGGTCATGTTGACACGGCGATTACTGCCGCGACGACGCTATTTACGGGTGGCTTCACTACGTGGATGACTGTTCTCCGCACCACGATCAACTGGATGATCGGCGTCGTCAAAACCGGCGTCGAGAATATAGCCACGCTTGCAAAAGTCGGCTTCGAGCATGGTTTCACCGCAGCTGGTCAGCTAGCGTACAACGCGGTTGTTGAGTACCTAGCCTTGATGATGCAGAAGGCCGTCGAAGCCGCGAATTTCATAATCGAGGAACTCAGCCAAGGCATCAACCGGTTAAACCGGATATTGCCCAATACGATGCAGCTTGGGAATCCGTTCTTAACTCTCGATTATGATCCCCATGCCATCGCCGAATCTATTCGAGGCACGAAGGTCGAAGTTACCGATGCCGTGAAAGAGATCGATGCGGCCATGTCCGCGAATGCCAAAGCCAATATGTCCCGCGATTACCTCGGTGAACTGGGTGCGGCATGGACGGGCGCGGCCGAAAAGGTATCCGCGGCGCGCCGGGCGATTGAGGGTGAAGATACGGGCGACGGTCTGGGACCGGGCGGCGGCGCATTGCGCTCGGCAAACAACGACAATAGCAAGAGCGGCGGCCGCAAGCGCAAGACGGAATCGGAGAAGGCTGCAGAGAAAGCCGCCAAGGAGGCGCAGCGTCTCTCCGACGCCTACGACGGCATCACGCGGCGCGCTCAGCAGCGCATTGTCGACCTCCAGATCGAGCGGGATGCTCTTGGTATGACCGAGGAGGCTACCGCCCGCCTGCGTTATGAGACCGAGCTTTTTAATTCTGCCATCAACGCCGGCATCAACCTGACAGCGCAGCAAGAGCAGCAGTTGCGCGGCTATGCCGCCACGATGGCTGCGATCGAGGAAGAAACACGCCTTGTGAAGGAGCAGATGGATTTTGCCCGTGGAGTTACGGGTGGCTTCTTCTCCGACATGCGGTCCGGCCTAGAAAGTGGGAAAGGGATTTGGCGCTCGTTCGCCGACTCGGTATCCAGCGCACTCGACAAGATCATCAACAAGCTTCAGGACGGCCTTCTCAACTCCCTGTTTGGAGGTGTCAGCGGCGACGGTGGCGCGGGGCTTCTGGGCGGCTTGTTTGGCGGTGGGAGAGGCAAGAGCGGTGGGGGAAAGAGTTCCGGCGACGCCGTGAGTGCCATGACAAATTTCCTAGGTTTCAAGGAAACCGGCGCCAGCGGCAAAAGCATCAACAGCTTCATGAAATCAAATGGGGTAGACATTGATGCGGCTCGCACTGCGTGGTGTGCCGGTTTCGTTAACAGTTCCCTGGAATCTGTCGGCGTAGACGGTTCCGGCTCGCTGGTCGCCAACTCGTTTCTGAATTGGGGCAGCAAGGTCAACCCTGGGTCGGCGTTGCGCGGCGACGTATTGGTGAAGTCACGCGGCCTTGGCGCCAATCAGACAGGTGGTCATGTAGGCATGGCCACAGGTGCATCTCGTATGGGCAGCAATGGCCTTGAGCTGCAGATGATCTCTGGCAACCAAGGTAACGCTGTTTCGCAGACGTGGGAAAAAGCCGCCGCGTTGGATGTGCGACGCGCAAGCGAAACACTGTCGGAAAGCTCGAAGCAAATCAGCGGAGCCGCATCGTCTTTCGGCCAGAACTTCGACCTCAGTACCTCGACCATGACGAGCACCATGGAAGGCACTGTCAGCCAATTTGCACCGAAGTTCGGTAGCAGCCTCGATCAGTTGCTGAAATCCATTCAGGGTGGCGGCGGAAGCGGGTTAGGCAGCCTAGTCAGCAGCTTGTTTGGGCTCTCGCCTCGCGCCGCAGCGGTAACAGCAGCCGGTGGCGCTGGCTTGTGGTCATCAGGCGGCTATACCGGACCCGGCGGCGTGCATGAGCCCGCAGGCGTCGTCCACAAGGGCGAGGTTGTCTGGTCCCAGCGCGACGTTGCCCGTGCCGGCGGTGTCGGCACGGTCGAGGCCATGCGCAAAGGTAGGCGTGGCTATGCCGGCGGCGGCGCTGTTGCCGGCGTCTCGGCAAGCGGCGGCGGCGTGTCAATAAACATCATCAACAATGCCGGCGCACAGGTTTCGCAACAGGAACGTACGAACGCAGACGGATCCACGTCTATTGACATCATGGTGGATCGCATGGTCGCCCAGAAAATCGGCACCCGTGGAACTGACTCTAATAATATGATGCGCCAGAATTTCGGCGCGCGACAGGTTCTTGCGAGGCGATGAAATGGCAGTTGACAATTGGCCGGCAAGCTTGCCGCAGAGGTTCATCCGATCAGCGTTCAACGAGAAAATTGGAAATGGAGTCTTGCGGTCGCAGATGGACTCAGGACCGGCCAAAACTCGGCGCCGCTCGTCTTTCATGCCCAGCCAGTTAAATGTTTCCTTGATGATGAGTGTTGAGCAGGTCGTTACACTGCGTAATTTCGTCGAAGTGACATTATTGGGTGGCAGCCTTCCTTTCACAATTATCGACCCGCTAACACAGGGTCGCATAATGGTGCGGTTCGTTGAAATGCCATCGTGGCGCGCAATGTCGCATGACATATACGAAGTATCATTGCCATTGGAGTCACTAGGGACGGTTGCGACGTGAGGACGCTTTCACTCACCATGCGGCAAACGCTGGCAGGGCAAGATAGCGGGCGGGTGGCTGTCGTCTTGCTGACGATCAGCCATCCAATGATGTCAGTGCCGTTCCGGTTTTCGTCTGATCCAACGCAGCTCCTGTCAGAAACACCACTGCAATACGGCACAATCAGCAGAGGCAGCCCGTTTCTGTTCTTCCCGTTCTCGATCAGCCTGCCTGATGATGTCGGCGAGCGTGCTCCCGTATCGCAAATCCAGATCGAAAATGTCAGCCGCACGATGGTTGAGCTGATCCGTTCTGCGCCATCTCGCGCAACAGTTGGAATTGAGTTGGTGCTGGCTTCATCGCCCAGCAGCGTTGAGGTGGCATTCCCGCCTTTCGATCTGAATGGCGCAACATACAACGCCGACACGATCACCATGGAATTGTCGATGGACAGCCTTTCGAGCGAGCCATTCCCGGCTGGCCGCTTCAATCCCGCAGGCTTCCCCGGTCTGTTTGCATGAGGATCACGGCGATGACTGCTCTTGAAGCTTTCAACCATCTGAGAGATCGCATTGAGAAATTGGAAGTCGAGAACCGCGCTCTGAATAGGCGTTTGACTGCCGTCGAAAATGGTCCCTCAGTTAACAGCGTGCTCTTCGAGGAAACGACACCACAGGGTGGCAAGGTCGTTTTAGTAAGATATCCAGAAGGGTATCGGCTACGCCATCACGGCGAGACGGTATGGCGAGAGCAACCGGTCGAATGATGCTCGACCACTACGTCGGCCTTCCGTTTGCAGAGCGCGGACGGGATGGCGACGGCTTGGACTGTTGGGGCTTGCTACGGCTGATCTACCGCGAACAACTCGGCATCACCCTGCCGTCGTTCGCAGACGCATACATGACAACTGAAGATGGCGTGGCGCTGGCTGACCTGATGGCCGGTAACATGGGACCATGGATTGAGGTCGCGCGGGATTCTGAACGTGTGGGGGACGGTGTGCTGATGACGCTTGCCGGTCAACCTCGTCATATCGGCATCGTGGCTGCGCCAGGCTTCGTCCTTCACATTGAGCGCGGCATGGGTTCGATCATCGAGCCTTTCACTTCGCCTCGCATCAGTCGCCGCATAGTCGGGTTATTCCGTCACCGGAGTGCAGCATGACGACATTACAGCGCCGGAAGCAGGAGCTTCAGGGCAACGTCTATGGATCAGGCGATACCGTCAAAGTGGTGGTCGCCTCGCATCCGCTGCGCATGGATCGCGTCGAGATCATCATGCTGGCGGGTTTGTCGGTTGCTGAGATTGCCGAGCAGGCGGCAGTTGAAACCCGGATCAGCGATCTGGCAACCGCGGTGGTCTGCTACATCGACGGTCATGTTGTTGAGCGGACAAACTGGTGTCGGGTGCGTCCGAAAGTCGGCACGACGATTGTTCTGCGCGCTGTGGCCGAAGGGCCAATCTTCGCCGGCGTTGGTGCAATTTTCTCAGCCATATCTGCTGCGACTGCCAGTGTGTCTGCGTTTATTGGCGGTCTGGGTATTCTCGGCAAGGTCATCGGCCTTGGTTTGGCGATCGGTGCGCAGTATCTTCTGAGCGCATTGTTTCCAGTTCGTCAGCCGCAGCTGGATCGCGAAGTTCAGGAGCAAGGCAAGCAAGCATTCTCAATTTCTGGCAGCCGCAACTCGGTTGCCACGTGGGAAGCTGTGCCTGTTGTGATGGGTCAACATCGTATGACGCCGTATTACGGTGCGCAACCCTACACGGAAGCCTTTGGCAGCGACCAGTTCTGGCGCGGATTGTTTGCGTGGTGCTATGGCTCGGCAACCATTTCGGATGTACGCATCGGCGAGACACCGCTTCACAGTTTCCAGGACGTGCAGATTGAGCATGCCTGGGGTTATCCGGGCGAGGGTGAGCTGAGCCTCTACAACCGGCAGGTGATTGAAGAGCCGCTATCCATCGATCTTGAGCAGTCATTGGGTTGGGTATCTCGCACAACAGCGACCGGTGTGACGGAAATCAGCGCAGATATTGTGTTCCCGTCTGGCCTCTACAGCATGACGCTGAGCGACGGTCGCAAGCATCTTCGAACCGTCATTCTTGAGGCGCGATACAGGAACATCCATTCGCTGGAATGGTATAGCTTCCCGCAGATGCGTGTGAGTGAACGCACCGTGGATCCGGTCAGGCGAACCTTTGTCGCTTATGTTCCGCCTGGGCAGTATGAAGTTCAGATCATCCGGATCACCACAGACGATACGGCAACGAACAATCAGGACTTGCAGTTCGTCTCCAAAACAATTCTGTCGGCCATCCGAGGCGCAAGGCCGACCAGCCCGATCACCTTTAATCGCCCTCTTGTGCGCTCAGCTGTTCGCATTCGTGCAAACCAGCAGCTGAATGGCGGTCTGGATAGCCTGAACGGCATCGTTTCCGCTCACGCCGTCATGGGCTTCAATGGCACACACTGGCAGGCAGCTCTGCCAACGCGCAACCCTGCGAACTGGATCCGGCATGCTTTGCAAGGTCCGATGAACGCCCGTCCGGTTCCAAACAGCCAGATCGATATTCCAGCTCTTGAAGAGTTCTGGCGCTACTGCAATGCGCAAGGGTTCAACTACGATGCGGTGATTACGTCGGCACGCTCCGTCTTTGATATGGTTGCCGAGATCGCTGCCGCTGGCCGTGCCGTGCCGGTCTTCAAAGATGGCAGATGGTCGGTGGTCTGGGATCAGGCGGAATCGCCTATCGTGCAGCAGTTTACGCCTCGCAACTCTTGGGGCTTTGAAAGCCGCCGCGAATACATCGTCATGCCGCACGCCTTCAAAGTTCGGTTCATCAATCGGGAGAAGGGCTTCATCGAGGATGAGCGCATTGTCTATGACGATGGATACAACGCGACCAACGCCACGCTGTTCGAAGGACTGGAATTCCCCGGTGTAACCGATCCGCAGACTGTTTGGCGGCACGCTCGTTTCCATATCGCTCAGCTGCGCCTGCGCCCTGAAACCATCTCGATCAACGCCGATTGGGAGAACCTGATCTGCACACGCGGTGACCGGGTTCGCATTCAAAGCGACGTCATGCTTGTGGGTCAGGTGTCGGGCCGCATCACCGGCAATTCACCCGGCTTCCTGCATGTTGATGAGGTTGTCACGGTCGAGGCTGGCAAGCGCTACACTCTCCGCTGGCGCGACAGCAATATGGCAAGCTTCTCTGTTGTCCTGAACGATCTGCCTGTCGGTGAATACACCCGCATTCCATGGGCAACCGGGTTCCCGGCAGTGGGCAACCTGTTCAGCTTTGGTGAGGCCGGGATTGAAACTGCCGTCTTTCGGGTTCTGTCGATCGAAACGAATACAGACCTGACAGCGCGCATCACTTTGGTAGACGACGCCCCGGCAATCAGTCTGGCTGATCGCGGAACCATACCGCCGTTTCAGTCTAACGTGTCGCGTCCGCCTGATCCATTCTTGCAGCCGCCAACAAATATTCAGACCAATCAGGAAGCCTATCAGGACGGTGAGCGTTGGTTTGCCCGTGTCAGGCTGTCATGGGATGCCCCACGCATGGGCCGGGTGCAGACATTCGAGATCGCCATGCAGGACCGCTCGACAAGTGGTGAATGGCGAGCCCTCGGAAGCGCGCCAGCATCACAAACGCTGTATGTCATCGAAGGTCTGGAAGAGGGCATCTATGCCTTTCGCGTCCGCGCTGTTTTTGACAATGGCACGTTCTCAGGCTGGCTGACTTCGGAAGGCATCTCAACTACAAGCCTGCTTGAGCCGCCAGCCAATGTGACCAGCTTCAATGTTTCGGTGCTGGGTGATATCTCAACGCTTGCGTGGAATTCGGTTCCGAATGCCGCTTGGTATGAAATCCGCTTTGTGCCGTTCGGAACTGAGCCGGTCTGGAACAGCGCAACACCGCTCGTGCCGCGTGCTTCTGGCACGTCTGCGCAGGTGCCGACAATGGTTGGCTCGTATCTGATCAAAGCTGTTCGCGGCAACGGGGTTCGGTCAAGGGCGGCAACTGCCATTCAAACCAATGTTGCCGGTCTGATCGGCCTCAATGTCGTGGAGATCCTGACAGAAGCTGGATGGCCGGGAGTGCTGGATCGTCTGGAAATCTCCAGCGGCAATCTGCGCCTGCTATCGAAGAACGTAATCGGTAACTGGACGGCGCTCTCTGATGTGCCAAGCATGGCCGTCGGTGTTGAGGGCTCTGGTTCAAACGTCCAGATCGAGGGTTATTACGCCTTCGCTCAAGTTGTTGATCTGGGTGGAATTTATACCAGCCGTCTGACCGCATCCATCGATGCAGAAGGCGCTGACCTCACCAACGTCATTGGCAACTGGTCGGCATTGTCGGCAGTCACTTTGATGGACAACAGCGAGCCGGAAGATTGGGGCGTTGAGCTTCAGTTCCGGACCACGAATGATAGCCCGTCTGCCAATGAGTGGTCTGAATGGAGGCCACTTGTCGTTGGTGACGTGACAGCCAGAGCCTTCCAGTTTCGGCTTCGTCTGAATGGCAAGGCTGAGATGGACAATGACTATTCAACCATCAGCCCGATTGTTCACGGCGTTACCGTCTCGATTGACATGCCTGATCGCGTGGACGCGGCAGAGGATCAGCTCGTTCCGACAGCAGGGCGGCGGGTCACATTCGAGCCAGCCTTCGTTGCCCTGAAAGGTCTTGCCATCGCTGCACAGGACATGGCGACAGGCGACCGCTACGCCATCACCAACAAAGATGAGACAGGGTTCTTCATCCGGTTTTTCAACTCCACAAATACAGCCGTCCCACGCACCTTCGACTATGTCGCCAAGGGCTACGGCAACCTTCTCAACTGATCGGAGAATGATATGAGCCAAGGCTTTCTTGGAACGCTTGAGGCAGCAGCCACGAGCGGTGGTGAACTTGCGGCCCTTCTACGGACTTGGCAGGATGCCGTTCACTCACAGCACTCCGGCGCTGCAAGGCCATCTTACGCCCAGCCTGGTATGTATTGGCTTGATACGTCAACGACGCCATGGGTGCTGAAGCTCTTCACCGGCACGGTTGATGTTGCCATTACGGCAGTCGATCCGGGGTCTGGACTGGGAACATCGCTTGCTGGGTTGGTTGACGGCAGTGTGACCGGTGCAAAACTTGCGGATGCAACTATTCCTCTTAACAAGCTTGTCGATTTGAATGCTCAAAGGGTCTTGGGGCGCACCTCTGGTAGCGGCCCGGCCAACGAACTGGATATGGACGCGCTCTGGAACATGATCGCGGGACAATCCGGTAACTTCGCTGGCTCAGGCGCGATGGCTTTCCCAATAAACGTCTTGGGCGTTCGACGGACGGCACTATACCAATGGGGCACCATTCTTGGGCCAACATCAGACTATGTCATTGCTTATCCAATGGCCTTTCCAAACGGCGTCCTGAAACCAGACGTCACAATGTTCAGCGGCGGAACTGGCCTAGTCGCGGTGACCTGCAACGTCGAAAGTGTCAACACCGCATCCTTCACGGTTCGACGCAGAATTATCTCAAATGGCGGCACGGTGGCGACCAGCACCATTGGCGGCTACTGGTCAACGTGGGGTTGGTAACATGGCAGAGATCAAATACTTCGCGTCATTCGATAACAACGGCTTCCCGACTGCATACTATTGGGGCGAAATGTGGCCAGTGGTCCCGGCGAACACGGTGGAAATTTCAGAAGCACACTATCTGGAGTTCATCAATAATTCCGGCGCTCGCGTCTGGGATGGCGAAAAGCCTGTCGTTTATGAGCCGCCAGCTCCTGACCCTGAGCCAATCCGCATTCCTGCCGCAACTTTCTTCGACAGGCTGACAGAGGATGAGGCAGATCAGCTTGATGATGCCATGATGACCAAGACTGTGAAGTTTCGCCGCGCCTGGCAGGCAGCCACGTCATTCGATGAGGACAGTGATCTGTGGCCGGTGATGCGGGCTGAAATGGTCGATCTGTTCGGCGAGCCCCGCACAGCAGAGCTGCTGACGCTCTGACCCGAACCAAAATCTGACGTTGATCGCCGCCCATCGAGGCGGTTTTTTATTGGGGATTTCCATGGCCAACACCCTCTACCCGAAATTCAAGGAAGCGCTGCTGTCCGGCGATATCGATCTTGCTGGCGAGCCGGTTCTCGCCATGCTGGTCGATACGAGCGAATACGCGTTTGACCCGGCCCATGACGCATTGAACGATGTTCCGGCAGATGCCCGGATCGGCGATCCGCAGGCGTTGGATGACAAGACCATCACCGACGGCGTGTTCAATGCGGCAGAGGTGACATTCACCGCTGTTCCCGCCGGCGGCGTGGCGGGGGCCATTGTCATCTTCGCCCAAGGAGCATCGGAAGCGCAATCGCGACTGGTCGCATTCTTCGACACGGTTGGCGGTCTACCGATCACGCCGAACACTGGCGATCTTATTGTCGAGTGGGACGCCGCCGCAATCCTGTATCTCTGAGGGCTGACCCATGGCCGAGACCATCCCAGCCCCGCCGATCGTTCGGGGTTATGCATATGCTGTTCGCATTGCCGTCGAAGGTAGCGAACCGGCATTTCCGCAAGGCTCGCGTCTGCGCGCACAGGTACGCCGCTTCACCTATTCGCCGGTGATTGCCGATCTCGACACGAGCAACGGCGGGCTGGCGAGGGTGAGTGACAGCACGATTGAGGTTAGGCTGACCGAAGCCCAGACCGCGCTGATTGATGGCCAGTCCGTAATGCTGGATTTTGTTCGCACCGACGTCAACCCGGATGCCTATCAGTATTTGCAAATCCGCCTGCCGGTGATCATGCCAGTCACGAGGTCCGCATGAAGACGGTCACAGTCGCTCGTCTCACTCGCCTGGCGACAGTCAGGGCTGCTGATAGTCTGCGCGTGACATCAATCGAAACTGCGCCAGCGCGGGAAGGCAGCAACCATTATCTGGACGTGCTAGCCATAGCCTCAACCAGTGGCTTGGTTGCGCCAACGGTGCGTGTAGCACCTATACGCCTTCGAGTGCCTGCAATTGGACCTGAGAGCGGCGTCGTCTCGCCGAATGTTCGACCCGCGCCGATCCGCTTGCTGACTCCACCAATTGCCGCGACGAGCGGTTTGTTTTCGCCAGCGCTTCGACCAGCTCCTATAAGGCTGACCGTCCCGGCCATCGCATCAGGTTCCGGCGTTCTTGCGCCAACAGCCAGAGCTGATGCGCCTTGGTACGACAACCCCATGTTCGACACTTGGGGCGCAGGTGTAGACTGGAACAATGACCGCGCCTTTATGCCAATCGGCCCAAAGGTCGGCGGCAAATATCCCAAGCGCGAAGCGGCAATCAGCGAAATCATCACGATCGAAGGCCCAGCCGGTCGCAGCTACATACCCGTGAACGGTTTACCCTTCTCATATGATACACCTGAGAACGCACCGCGCATAAGCTGGGATAGAGGGAAGCGGCAATATTGGATAGATCCAACCCCGCGTTTCAATCGCATTTACAACGCTGCGATCTTCATCACGCCTGTGACTATCCACATGATCAACTACAGCTACCTGTTCAGCTTCTACGGCACTGGATATGTGGAATGCACTGGCGACACTGTACCGGGTGGCTCGTGGCGTCTCGATGGCACCGGCGCGAACGAAATGGTTTGGGCCTTCCTGCCTCATCCCGATTCCGGAGATGTTACGGTCACACCGCATGGTGATGTCCGCTTCATCAACGTCGATACCCACGGCGTGACCGGCCTTGATCCGAACTATCCCACCAACTTTATTCCGACCGGCAATGAGCGCGTTGATCGGCCACGAGAGCATGCGGTGCTGGCACCGGATATCGTTGCGATGCTGGGGCAGGCGGGATCAATGCTGATCCAAGGGCAGTTCACGACCGGCGTCAACAATCTTGTGCCTGGTGGCAACAACCGTCGCGTTATCGTCGGCTGGGATCATGACGCCTATCTCGGCATCGATGGCGATGGGAACGTGGTTAACAACACCGGCCACGGCAATCTGCTTTCAACGCCGCTTGGCTCTGGCGACAGCTACGATCCATTCCGGGTGGTGTTCAGCTTCCAGGACCGTGACGGCGTGGGCGGTGATGGCATAAGGCGCGTGGCAGCCAATGGTGGAGCCGTGGCTCAACATGCTCATCCATGGCAGGGCGGGCCGGGCGACCACACAGGCTTCACGCTCGCCCGCGTGCCGAACTGGTTCCAGGCGCAAGATGCCGGCGCAGGCGGCTATGATCTGATGCTGTTCTCGCCAGAGCTTATGGCAGCAACGGACGTGCAGGCGGCATCCGTATATTCATAGCAGCGATCATTCTGGCCCAAACTTCGATCACCTACTTAACAGTGACCCGATAGACTTTGCCAAAGACGGGATGAGCTTGGGGTCCAACGCCACATTCGTAATCGCCGTTTAATAGGCGCGGATCCTTATAGAAAGCAGATGCGGCATTATAAACTACGCTGCGGCATGCCTCCACTGAGCCGACATCGTCAAAAGATTTGAAGACCGTTAAGTCAGATCGAGACGGATAAAGATAGGCGTCGACTTGCTCCCAAGGAGCGGAGCTTTCTGTCCAAAACCAATTTGCAACGGTTTTTGCAGGGTCTCCGAGCCAGAACCACAAAGCAACGCCGATCACCAAAAGAAATCCCATGCTTTAACCTCCAGTAGCCGGCCAAGCTCGACGCGCCGACTGCTTAACATGCCGCGCAATTAAATTTTGCACAACTGCGGAGCTTCCTATGAAAATGAGCAATCGCGGTCTGGCCGAATTGGCCGGACACGAAGGAATTGTCACGTCCAGATACAAGGACAGCGTTGGCATCTGGACAATCGGTGTGGGCCACACCCAGGCTGCCGGTCCGCCTGACCCTGCGAAAGACACGCGGACATATGAAGTCCAGGAGCTGATTGAACTGTTCCGGAAGGATGTAGCGAAATACGAAGCGGATGTGCTCCGTGCGGTGAAGGTGCCGCTGACACAGACGCAGTTCGATGCGCTGGTTTCCTTCCATTACAACACCGGCGGCATCAGTAATGCGCAGCTTACCAAGTCGCTGAACGCCAAAGATTACAAGCGTGCAGGCGATCAGTTCATGGGCTGGTCCAAGCCCGCAGAAATCATTCCGCGCCGGCAGAAAGAGCAGAAGCTTTTCCAGAGTGGCGTCTATTCGAACGGCGGCATGGCGAATGTTTATCCTGCTTCAGCATCTGGTGCTGTTCAATGGGGCAAAGGCAAGCGGATTGACGTGTTGAAGCTGCTTGAGAACAAGCCGACGCCACCACCATCTAAGCCCGACGACGCAGGCGCCTCAGTGCCAAGTGACGGCAGTTCGCCACCACCTCGCACCCCGTCCACCATCCTCGCAGAAATCCGGGCTCTCCATGAGGAGCTTGCAGCAGCCATCGGCTGACACTCTTCCACAAGGAAACATCGCCATGAAAACCGACACACGAGTCGTGGCTGCGATCGACAAAGCGCTGAACAGTGCCGTTGCGTCTTCGCACATCAACCTCACGTCAACTGACGCAACAGCCGTGCGCGATCGGCTGATCAATGAAGTCGCGCCGACAGTCATCAACCTGACCAACAACGAACCGCTGTGGCAATCGCGCGTCCTCTGGGGCGCTCTGCTGTCCGCAATTGGCGGCACGGCTGCGCTGATCGGCTACCCTCTGTCGGCTGAATATCAGAACCGTGTGCTCGAAACGATCATGCTTTGGGTCATGGTTGGCGGGCTGGTGTCTGGACCAGCGCTTACCTGGTGGGGACGTCTTCGCGCCCGCAAGCCGATTGGCACCTGACCACCCCATGCGCAGCAAGGATTACCGTACCCATGGATCTAAACGGCGACCTCTTCGGAAAGAACACACAGTTGGTGGTCGCCGGTATTGCCGGAGGCCTTGTCCGTTGGCTGACACTTCGGGAGAGCTGGCGGAGTCTTCTGCCAACTCTTCTGGTTGGTGCGCTCACTTCAGTTTATCTCGGCCCTCACTTCACAAACTGGCTGTCTCCGATCCTTGGAGCCATCACACCAACGGGAACCAGTGAAGACACGCTTGGCGGCTTTCTGGCTGGGGTGGTGGGTATTGGCCTGACTGGCCTCATCATCGACTTCTGGAATGTGAGGCGCGGCAAGATTGTACCATCGGAAACCGATAAGGGGCCGACGACATGA